AGAAAAAGACTTCGATTGGTAGAGGTAACGTAGGTTTCTCGACCATGAATAAAAGAAAGAAACAAACCTACAAAAAATATAGAGGGCAAGGAAAATGAAGATAAAACATTTAAAAACAAAAACAGTTATTGAATTAACTCCACAAGAATTAGATAAATATGCAGAGTATCTAAAAGAATTAGATAGTGCAACGTCTACATTACATGAGTGTGGAGAGATGTGGCTAAGTGATTTAAATAATTTAGATACTTTAGAGTGGAGACTTAGAGACTTATTAGGTCTTGAGTTTGATAGAAAGACTTGGAAATATAAGAGGAAAACAAAATGATTGACAACATATCACAAGCAACACTAGATGTTATTGAAGCTATCAAGAAACAAAAAGTAATACAATTTAAGTATGGAAGTCATGATGAATTTAGAACAATCAAACCGGAAAGTTTTTACGGAGACTTCAATGGGTTTCAGGGAGCAGATGTTAGTGGTGCAGGTGGGTTTAGAAGGTTCAGTTTTGACAGAGTAACAGAGTGGGTAGGAATTCCTATAATCTATAAAGTCTTTGTAGAGTTAGAGGTTAGTGGTTATCCTACTGATGATGATGTTAGAGACTACCTTGAACCTATAGCAGATGGAGTAGACCCGTTAGTATATACAATTAAACCACAGTCAGGAGATAAATGACACAGTATGATGTGTTCCCTGAATACAGGAAAAGAATAGATGGAGACATAATAACTTCTGTTCATGTAGATAAAGGAGAGTTGACAACAAGATACGCAGATGGTACAATGGAAATAGAAACAAAACAATCCAATGGCAAATGGAAAGTAACAAGGAAAAGAAAATGAAAAGAAAAGATTATGTGTTTATAGGATTATATATATTATTATTAGGTGGTTGGATATCCACAGTTATAGAAAGAGTTGAACAAGAAAAAGAACAATTCACAAAAATTAATAATTTAAATAATGATTTAATTAAAATATCTAATTATATAATTAAGAATGAAAAGCTTATTGTTTATTTAGATGGAGTAGTTTACGACAATTCGCTGACGTTAGAAGACGTTAGTGAAAGATTACAAGAACAACGAAAACTAAACAGTAAGTTTTATGAAATGTATTTTAGTACTCAACCTCAAAGAGTTCAGGAAGAAAAAGAATTAGTTGAAGAGATAAAGGAAAAAGGTAATCAGGATAAGAGTGCAACACCTATACCCCTCCCTTTAATTATAGAGCAAGAAGCAGTAGACATTCCTATCGAAGTGCCTGTCGTTAAGAGACCACCTATTGCTTCTTGCCCGACCTTGCATACTAATTTATTACCTTACATAAAAAGAATTACATTACGAAAAGATTATAAATTTGTAGCACACTATGATGTTGCTGACAATAAGATAATTAATTTATCTTTTACAAAAAAATTACCTACTAAATTACAAACAGCAATAGCTAAGTATCTTAACTCATTTAAAATGCGAGGAGATATACAAGGTTGTTACTTACCAATCAAAATATTAGGAGAATAAAATGGATATAGAAAAAATTTATGAATTAAATTTAAAACAATTTGAACAATGGAGTAGATTTTGTCTTGACAACACTAAAGAAATGTACGAAAATAAAGATTCGTTTATGAATGTGTGGGACAGAGAAAAAGAAAAGTATTTAATCTACATAGAACAAAACGAACAATCAGGAATTAAAAAGTTTTTAGAGAAAGTGCTTGACACAATCTAAGAAAGGGAGTATAATACTCATCATTAATAACAAGCCAAACAGGAGAAAATAATAATGGCATTAATAGAAGGAAAAGCTTATTGGGCAAGTGTAACAACACCCAACACTACATTTGAACCAATCTATTCTGTAGATTTAGTAGTAGATGACGAGCTTGCTTCAAAATTTGAAGCAGAAGGTCATAGGGTAAAGGACTTAAGTGTTAAAGACCCAAGTGGTATGCCTGTCTCTGTCGGGAGAGCAATCACTATAAAAAGAAAAGTTAATGGACCAAATGGAATGATTCGTAAAGCACCAAAGCTTTATAATTCTAACAAGGAAATCATTGACGACATGGTAGGGAATGGCTCAACTGTTAGAGTACAGTACAATGAGTATCCTTGGACTTATCAAGGTAAAGCAGGTAAAGGTTTAGACTTTAAAGCTATGCAAGTTTTAGACTTGGTACAAGTAACGTCAGCAGATGGCTCAGAGATAGACCCATTTGGAGATGGAGAGGAATTCTAATGACAGAAGAAATGTTAGAACACTCAGACAAACCTTACGTAACAATAGATGATGTACAAGTTTTTATAGATGACTTACCTGAAGAAGGTAAACAAATCTTTGGAAGACTTCAAAGGCTTAATCAAAAGAAAGCGAACGCTCAACTTGATGTTGAAGAATACCAAGCAGGTATAAGTTTCTTTTCTAATAGGCTTATAACATTATATAATGAAGACGGAGAGTTACCTACCGAAACACAATCTACTGAAGAACCAGACACAGCAGAAAGTTAGATTGTTTTAAAACTTTGGCTAGGCATTACTGTGATAATGTCTAGCCTTTTTTATGGATAATAAAATATGAATACAGAAAATAAATTTGTTAAAAATCATTTACCTTGTACTACTTGCGGTAGTAGAGACGCTCTTTGTGTCAATGCTGATACCTCTACTAAATGTTTTAGTTGTGGAGAGTTTGTCAAAGCAGGTGGTAACAACTCAACCCCCACGATAAAAACTACACCAACGACTACTCCACTTACACATTTATCTCAAGGAGGTATGTTTGCTACTCTTACAGATAGGAGTATCTCTCAAGCCACAGCAGAGAAGTATGGTGTTAAAGTTTTGTTTGATGCTAACGCAGAATTATCTCAACATCTATACCCTTACTACAACAACAACGAATTAACAGCACACAAAATAAGATACGTAAAAGATAAACGCTTTTCAACAGAAGGTAACTTCAAAGGTACGGGTTTGTTTGGTCAACACCTCTTCAAAGAAGGAGGTAAGTACCTTACTATTGTAGAAGGAGAGTGTGATGCTATGTCTGCTTATGAATTACTTGGTAGTAAATGGGCAGTAGTGTCTATCAAACGAGGTGCTAAAGCAGCAGTCAAAGATATTAAAGAAAGCTTAGAATATGTAGAAAGTTTTGACAATGTAGTTCTTTGTTTTGACAAAGACAAACAGGGTCAAGAGTCAGCAGAAGAAGTAGCCAAGATATTAAAGCCTAACAAGTGTAAATTAGTTACACTACCAGAAGGTTTTAAAGACCCTAATGATATGCTTCGTAAGAAAAAATACGAAGAGTTTACTCGGTCTTGGTGGGATGCTCAAGTCTTTACCCCAAGTGGTATTGTTCGAGTGTCAGAAAAGAAAGAACAGTTTTTAATACGAGATAAAAAGTCAAGTGTTCCTTACCCTTGGGAAGGTCTTAACAAAAAGCTTATGGGTTTACGACAAGGAGAACTTGTGACACTAACAGGTGGTACAGGTCTTGGTAAGTCATCAGTTACTAGAGAGTTAGAGCATTGGCTAATCAATAAAACAAATGACAACGTAGGCATCATAGCTTTAGAAGAAGATTGGAGACGCACAGTAGATGGAATACTATCTATCGAAGCTAACGCTAGACTATACATTGATGAGGTAAGAGAAGGCTATACTAATACAGAGTTAAAAACTATGTATGATGAAGTGTTTAGTACTGACCGAGTATTTTTACATGCTCACTTTGGTACAAACGATATAGAAGATATCTTTTCAAAGTTACGTTATCTTATTGTAGGTTGTGATTGTAAGTGGGTTGTAGTAGACCACCTTCACATGCTTGTTAGTTCTATGACAGAAGGAGATGAGCGTAGAGCAATAGATAATATCATGACTAGGCTTCGTAGTTTAGTAGAAGAAACAGGTGCAGGTATAATACTTGTCTCACATCTTCGTAGAGTACAAGGAGACAAAGGACATGAGCAAGGGATTAGTGTTAGTCTTTCTCACCTAAGAGGTTCTAATGCCATAGCACAGTTATCTGATTGTGTGATAGCTTTAGAGCGTGACCAACAATCAGAGGATGAATTAGAAGCACGTACCACTAAGCTTAGAGTATTAAAGTCTCGGTATACAGGGAACACAGGAGAAGCAACAGCTTTAATTTATGATACAGATAGTGGCAGGCTTACAGAATATTCAGATTATGAATTACTAAATAATAAAAAAGAAGAAGATACGATACCATTTTAAAAAGGAGACCAGATGAAATTAGTTTTTGATATAGAAACAGACGGGTTAGATGCTACCCTTATCCATTGCATTGTTGCAGTAGACGAAGAAAATAATACATATACCTTTGACCCCACTCAAATAGAAGAAGGTGTAGCTTTTCTACAACAAGCAACTAAACTTATAGGTCATAATATAATTGGCTTTGATATTCCTGTGATAAAAAAATTAACAGGAATAGATTTGTATAATAAAAATAAAGTTATAGATACTTTAGTCTTGTCTCGTTTGTTCAAGCCTAGCCGAGAAGGAGGACACAGCTTAGAGAAGTGGGGGTATAGGTTAGGCTTTGGTAAAGGAAGCTATGAAGATTGGACTACATTCTCTCAAGAAATGTTAGACTATTGTATAACAGATGTTAAATTAAATAAAAGATTGTTAGAATATTTACAGAAAGAAGCCAAAGGTTTTTCGTCTGAATCAATAGAGCTTGAACAAGAAGTTACCCACATTTTAACTGAACAAAAAAGCAATGGCTTTCTTTTTGATACTAAAGAAGCAACCTTACTTACTAGCAAACTTAGTAGGTTATTAAAAGAAACAGTAGAAGAAGTACATAAAACTTTTAAACCTAAATGGATTGATGATAAATTAATTACACCTAAAAGAAAAAAAGATGGTAACTTATCTAAACAAGGCTTGACCAATCAAGAATACTCTGATATACTAGAAGGTGTAAGAGATTTTAAACCTTTTATGAGACAACACTTACAAGAGTTTAACTTAGGTTCTCGTAAACAAATTGGAGAATACTTACAAGATTTTGGTTGGAAGCCAAACGCATTAACCCCAACAGGTCAGCCTAAAGTAGACGAAGGAACTTTAAAAGATATAGTTCACATACCAGAAGCTAAACTAATTGCAGACTTTCTTTTATATCAAAAGAGAATAGCCCAAGTTCAATCATGGATTGAGGCTGTAGAAAAAGACAACAGAGTACATTGTTCAGTAATATCTACTGGTGCAATTACAGGTAGGATGGCACACAGAAATCCTAACTTAGCTCAAGTACCTAATGTCTCTAGTCCGTATGGTTCTGAATGTAGAAGTTGTTGGATTGTAGAAGAAGGAAATAAATTAGTAGGTATTGACGCAAGTGGTTTAGAACTGCGGATGTTAGCACACTACATGAATGATGAAGGATACACAAATGAAATTATCAACGGAGACATACACACAGCTAATCAAAAACTTGCAAAACTTAAATCAAGGAATCAGGCAAAAACTTTCATCTATGCCCTTTGCTACGGAGCGGGAAATGCAAAACTTGGAAGTATTGTTGGTGGAAGTTCAAGAGCAGGTAAGCAACTTAGAGAACAATTTTTTGATAGTAACCCATCATTTAAGGCTCTTACAAACCGAGTTGAAAGAGCGTCAGGTAAAGGCTACCTCAAGGGGTTAGACGGAAGAAAGATTATGTTAAGACACCAACACTCAGCATTGAATACTTTACTACAGGGTGGTGGTGCAATAGCTATGAAGAAAGCATTGGTGCTTTTATATAAAGATATTTATACTTGCGGTAAAGAATTTAGAGAAGGAGTAAAGATTGTAGCCAACATCCATGATGAGTGGCAGATAGAAGTACCAGAAAAGAATGCAGAAAGGGTAGGTAAAATAGCTGTCCTCTGTATCGAAAGAGCAGGAAAGTTTTTTAATATGAGATGTCCTTTAACAGGGGAATATAAAATAGGAGATAATTGGAATGAAACCCACTAAAAAAGATAGAAAGAAATTTGATTTAGATTTACAATATGGTAGTATCCGTGAGGATAAAATAGCAGACATGCTTACCAATAAAAAAATAGAAGTTAAATCCGAGAGAGATATCTGGCAGAAGTCAGGTAACATTTGTATTGAGTATGAGTCTTGGGGTAAACCTTCAGGCATTAGAGCAACTGAGTCAGACTATTGGTTTCATAACCTATGCATTGGCAAAGATGAGTTCTGTACTCTTGTGTTTAAAACAGATACGCTTAGAAAAATAGTAGACAAATTAGATACATTTAAAACTGTATCGGGTGGAGATAACAATGCTAGTCGTATGTTCCTTGTGAACTTACAGAAGTTATTTTCTTCTGATGTAATTAAAGCTTTTAAGGAGATTAAAGATGACAAAGAAACAGAAACAAAAGTTGCCTAGTTTAGATACTCTTGTTGAAGATATCT